AAAGAAAAACTACAAAGCAACCGGTACTATTAATGCTAAAACAGGAAAATTAGTAGGTGGTCAAAAAAATCTACCTAAACATTTACAAAAAGCAATCTTAGCATAAGGATGAAATGGCTACATCAGGAACTACAAGTTTTAACATTACAATTGATGAGGTTATCGAAGAAGCTTACGAAAGATGTGGCGTAAGAACTAATTCTGGTAACAATATTAAATCAGCAAGAAGAAGTTTAAACTTATTATTTTCTGAATGGGGCAACAGAGGTATAAATCTCTGGAAGGTAAAATCTAAAACAGAAACTTTAGTAAATGGTTCAGTAACATACAATACACCAAGTGATTGTAATGATGTTCTTGAAGCTGTTGTCACTACTACAGGTGGTAATCAACAAACATTAACAAAAGTATCTAGATCAGAATACATTGCGATTCCTAACAAAACACAGACAGGGACACCTTCTCAGTATTACGTTGATAGACAATTAACACCAACAATAAGTTTATATCTGGCTCCTGATACGAGCGCCGTAAGTAATATTTTTTATTACTATCTTGCAAGAATTGAAGATGTTGGTTCATATACTAATACTTCAGATATGCCATTTAGATTCTTTCCATGCATGGTTTCAGGTCTAGCGTTTTATTTAGCACAAAAAATTGCACCAGATAGAATACAAGCATTAAAATTATTATACGAAGATGAATTAAAAAGAGCATTAGAAGAAGACGGACAGAGAACTTCTGTTTACATCACCCCTAATGTCTATTACCCACAAGGATCATAATGGCTTACGCAAAAGGTAAACGTTCTCAATCAATATCAGATAGATCGGGACAAGCTTTTCCATATGTAGAAATGGTAAAAGAATGGAACGGTTCTTGGGTACATATATCTGAATTTGAAGCAAAACATCCACAACTAGATCCAAAGCCTCATATGGCAGATCCTCAAGCATTATGGAATGCGAGACCTCAAAGAGCTGCACCTGTGGTTGTTTATCTTGATCCACAATATTGGCCTGGTCAATTTACGTCTAATGGTATGCAACCATCGATAGATCCATTAGAAGAAAATAAGAAGAGGCAGGTGAACTCTTCGATAGGGAGTGTTACAATTAGCATATCATGACTTTTTCTGAACTAGTAACAAAAATAAGAAATTACACTGAAGTAGATAGTTCAGTATTAACTGATTCTATTGTAGATGATATGATCCGTGATGCAGAGCTTAGAATCTTTAGAGAAGTAGATGCGGATTATGCAAGACAATATGCAACTGCAAACTGCCAAACTAATTCACCATATTTAAAATTACCAAACGCTACATCAAGCTCTGGATTAACTTCGACTAGAAGAGCTATTATTGTAAGGTCTTTTTTAGTATTTGATAGCACTCAAACACCGACTACAAAAGAATATTTAGATAAAAGAGATACGAGTTATATATTTGAATATAATAAAAACGAGTCAAAAGGTGTGCCTAAATACTATGCTAATTGGAATGAAGCAACTTTAATTATGGCACCTGCGCCAAGCACTGATTTTAAAGTTCAACTAAGTTATATCTATACTCCTGATCATTTATCTTCTTCAAATACTACAACATATCTTTCTGAAAATGTTCCAGATCTATTGTTTTATGCAACTATGACACAAGCTTATGAATTCTTAAAAGGACCCATGGATATGTACAAAATCTATTCAGACAAGTATAATGTAGCTATACAAAGCTTTGCGTTAGAACAAATGGGTAGAAGACGTAGGGATGAGTATACGGATGGAGTGCCAAGGATTAAAGTTCCTTCACCTTCACCGAATAATTAAAATTTATAAGGAGAAAATAACATGGCAATAACACAAGCAGTAGCTAACAGTTTCAAAAAAGAAATTTTAGAAGGAATCCATGATTTAGAAAGTGGTGGTGACGTATTTAAACTAGCATTATATAAATCAACAGCAACTTTAAGTGCAGCTACAACTGCATATATAACAGGCGGAGAAGTATCAGCGTCTGGTCAATATGCAGCTAAGGGCGGAACCTTAGCATCGCAACAAACATCTTTAGCAGCAAGCGGAGTCGCGATTGTAGACTTTGCAGATTTATCTTTCACAGGAGTAACACTTACTGCGAGAGGAGCATTAGTCTATAACTCAACTGAAGCTAATAAAGCAGTTTGTGTTTTAGATTTTGGTTCTGATAAAACTGCAACATCTGGAACTTTTACTATACAATTCCCAGCATTCACTTCTTCGGCAGCGATATTAAGAATCGCATAATCGAGGGAGTTATGAATGGCGTCTACTTGGGGGACTAATGTATGGGGAGCAAACTCTTATTCGAGTGACGTAAACCTCGCATCCCCAAGTAGCAATATTATCTCTGTATCAGTAGGTACAGCTGAATCTTTTTCTCTATTAGGTTGGGGCGGACAATTTTGGGGCTCTGAAGAATGGGGAAATCTTTTTGACGAGACTGTTCAAGTAACAGGCGTAACAACATTACAATTAAATATTGGAAACGAATCTGTAACCGGTGAGATTAACGCTGGATGGGGTGGAAGTGCTTGGGGTGAAAATGGTTGGGGTATATTTGGTGATGTCCTTTTAGGATCACAATTAATTCAATCTGCTGTACAAAGTGTAGTCGTTACTGCGGATGCAAATGTTACTGAAACAGGATTTGGTTTAACTTCAGCAGTAGGAAACGAAAGTGTTCAGATTGATGTAGACATTATTGCTTCTAGTCAAAATTTAACAATAACTCAAGGTAATGCAGACCCTGAACCTGATGCAATGGCAACAGGTCAAGCTTTAAGTTTATCTTTAGCTTCAGTAGCAGTCACTGCTCAAATACAAATTGGTTGGGGTGGTTTATCTTGGGGTACAGGTGAATGGGGTGATTTAGCAAACCCAGATGTATTAGTCACGGGAGTATCACTAACACCTTCATTAGGAACTGAAACAATTACTGCTGACGCTAATGTTCCTGTAACAGGAATCGCAGGAACAGTAACCTTACAAGGTGCTGTTGGAGGTACATCTGTTGACCCTGCTATTACAGGCGCAACGATGGCGGTTTCAGGGGGAAGTGCATTTGCTGGAGAACTTGTAACTGTACAAGTAACATCTCCTGTAAGTGATGAATGGGGCACAGAGCCTTGGGGTCAAGGATTATGGGGCGTTGGAGATGGAGTCACAATATTTGTAGGTACAGATCATGTACATATTGGAGATGCTAACGTTATTCCAACAGGTGCTGTAGCAACAGGATCATTAGGAACTTTAGGTCAAGCTTCAATATATTCATTCACAGGAGCTCAAGCATCAGTTTCTCAAGGAAGCGCATTTGGTGGAGAATTAGTAATAGTTCCTGTAACAACTGCATCAGCAACAAATTGGGGTGATGCTCCGTTTGGTGCAGGTCAATGGGGACAAGGTGAAGGAACGGATATTTCTCAAGGAGGTGAGGAAGTAGCAGTGCCTTCGGTAGAGGTTGACGTTACAACAGTTATAGCAACTACAAGTACAGGTCAAGAAACGATAAAAGCAGACGCAAATGTTACTTTGACAACTGCAGGATTATTAACAACTTCTCTAGGTGATGAAGATGCATTTACAAATGTAAAAGTAAATGTTACAGGTCAATTATTAGGCCCTATAGTTATTGGTGATTATTTAGCTGGTATAAGTCAGCTTGTAACACCTACGGGAGTGACAATGACTGTTTCATCAGGTATAATGAGTGTTAATGCATGGGCTGTGGTAGACGCTGGAACAGAGCCAACTTGGGCGGTAGTTGACATAGCAGCATAGTATGAATAAAATTTAAATATATTAAAAAAGGATAAAAAATTATGGCATCTAGTTATTCTACAGATTTAAAACTCGAACTAATGGTTACAGGGGAAAACTCTGGAACATGGGGTGATAAAACAAATACAAACTTAAACTTAGTCCAACAAGCAGTATCAGGTTTTGAAGCAATCGATTGTGCTTCAGCTAACGTTACACTTGCTATGACTAACGGAACATTATCAAACGCAAGAAATGCAGTACTTAAACTTACAGGTACTTTAGCAGGAACAAGAGTTGTAACTTGTCCAGATAGTATAGAAAAAACTTAT